GCCGCCGCCGCCGCAGCAGCAGCAGCAGCAGCAGCGGTCACGGGGCATCACCCGCACAGCCTCGGAAAGCATACCGTCCAGAACGCGCCGGAAGCCTTCTGGGTCGTCGTTTGCGATTGGCTTACTTTCCAAATCACGCAGCTTGTTTAGGTTGGCGTTCAGGTCTCCATCGTGGTTGCTGTGGCCGTATGGCGGGTCGGTCCAGATCATATTGATTGACTCGTCGGCAAAGGTGCCCATGACCTCAAGGCAATCGCCCTCGTACAGCGTACAGTCGCCAATCTGGACGCGGCGTTTCCACGGTTCAGCCATTGCGCCCCTCCATCCACCTAAACAGCTTGCGCAGCCCATATGCCCGCAACGTCGAAACGCAGAAAAACACCGCCGTAATGCCGATTGACTGCGCGGGCGTGAAGCCCAGCCAAAGCCATGTCAGCAGGACGCTGACAATCAGGCCGAGGGTTGCATTAGCGGTTGCCTCTATCGCGTCCATCACGCAGCCCGCCAAAAGCGCGTCAGCGCGCGTCCGATGTGGCGCGTCTCTGTGACCAGCGCGCCATCGCGTTCCATTCTGTCCAGCGCCTTGCGCGTGGACGACGCGCTAGCCCCGGCTTGGTGCGCGATTTCTTTTGTTGGCGTCCACACCGACAAATCCAGCGCCTCGATGGCGGCACGGCAGGCCCCGGCTGGCGCATTCGGGATTGTGCGGGGCTTGTACGGCCCGCGTGGTTTCGGTTTTGCTTTTGGCGCTGGTCGCCTTTCCCGGCGCGGGTCAAGCAGCCCACAGGCGCGGTTTTCGGCGTGCGCCAGTTTCATCATGCCGTTGCGCAATTTAATTTCAGCGGCGCGGCGCATGGGGATTTGAACGTTCATCAGACTTTCTTTCAAAACGGAATTTGGTCGCCGCCGTTTGCGTAATCGACGGGTGCCAGGTTTCGAATTGCTGTGACCGCGACCCCGGCGAAAGTTTTCTTGACCTCCTGGACGGCGGGGTTCGCGTGGTGCGTCAGCGCGATTTCAATTTCGACTGGTGTGATTATTTGCAGATCCGGTCGCTTGGCCTTTGCGGCTTGCCAGTTGGCGGTGTCGCGGATCAGCCCGACGCTCACGCCGTCAATTTGCATTTCCCAGATTTCCGGGTTGGCGTGCTGGTGCCCGGTGGCGGTTGCTTCGCCGTCCATCGCGTTGAGGCCCTTGATGCAGTTTTCGACGGCGGCGATTGTCTGGCCGATGTTGGCGGCTTCGATGGATGCGTTGAGGTGCGCCATTGCCGCGCCGTATTTTTCGGCCATAGCGACCGAGACAAGTTCGGGCAGGCGGTCGATGCCCCAGCGCGTATCCATGTCACGGGCCAGCCGGTCGAGCGGTGCCAGGGCGTAGTCGCACCGAATTGCATCTGACCCGGCGTCGGGCTGCAAAAGGCGGTCGGCTTTCTTCTGACGAATGGGACGTTTTGGCATTACGAATGCCCCCTGAGAAACATGCGGCGCAGCAGGGGGTGTAGGAACGTAGGAAACCTATAGATGTTTCCTACGTTTCCGACACCTGACCACTTTTGCAGTGCGGACCGTCGGAAACGTAGGAAATAGTGCGTTTCCGAGGTTTCCGACATTTGCATGTAACAGTATGTTTTCATTTATTTTACCTTCCGGTCTGTGCGCCAAACTATTTCCGACGCTGCGCAGAACAGTCCCCGCTTGTCCGTCAATGCCTTCCAAGCTTCCAAAAACGCGCTTCTAGGGTTTACAGCGGCCATTTTGCCCATACTCAAGCGGCGCAAATCGGCCATTGGAACGGTGTGGAATGTCCCCGGTTCTGGCATCCCGACGCCGCCCGGGTTAGGCGTTGCCATGCCCTCACCGACCATTTGGTCGAAGGTTTCGGCGACGATTTTCTGGTTTCCGCCGAGGCCCTTTTTAGCGCTCTTGGCGGCTGCAAATTCTTCTGAATCCGCCTCCTGAACGACGCAGCTCGTGACTTCATCGCCGTCCTGATCGACGCCCAGCGTGACCGTTTTCAGGGAAAACGCGAACGCCTCGCCGCCCTGATAGTCGCGTTGCTTCGTGACCATCGCAGCGCGGCATTGCGCGCCATCATCATCCTCGGCGTTCTGCACTTCAATCTCTGTATCCGTGGCGGCGCGCAGGCTGGAATGGCCCCTGGCACCGCGTGCTGTGTCCTTGCCGGTGTGATGCACCAGCATGACGTGCGCGCCGGTTGCTTCGCGTATGGCGTCTATGTTGCGGATCAGCGCGGTCATGTCAGCGGCGCTGTTTTCGTCACCCCCGGCCATGACACGGGATAGCGTATCGATGACGATCAGTAGCGGCAGGTCAGGCGCGCGGGCCTGCACTTCCTGCGTCAGATCATAAACCCTTTGCAGGTCCGCCTGATCGTGCAGCAGGTCCATACCTGCCCGCCTGAGTGCCAACGGCACGTCCGCCAGCCCCGTTTCAGCCTTCAGGGCGACAATGCGGTTTGCGACGCCCCTGCCGCCTTCTGCGGCCAAGTACAGAACGGCGGCGGGGCTGACGCGGTGTTTGCGCCAGGGGCCGCCGTTAGCGATGGCAAAGGCCAGATCAAGCGCAAAGAACGTCTTGCCGCTATTTGATGGCCCATAAACGACCGACATGGATTGCTGCGCGATGACGCCCTTAACCAGATACGAGTCTGTCAGCGCGGGTTCTATATCATCGAACCATTCCAACGGTGACAACTGGGCGGATTCAACAGGCGCAGCGGGCGCATCGAAATTGATTGCGTCCGGTGCGGCGTATTCCTGTGGTTCAGGCGTCCAGCCCTTCGCACGCGCGCCGTCAACGGCCTTCTGCACCTCGGCGCGGGTTTGTTCGATTGTATAGCCTGGCAGCGTCAGCGGGTCAGTCAGCGAATGTATTTCGTCGTCTGACAAGCCCTTGGCGACATAGCTGCCCGTTAGCTTGACGATTGCATGGTGCCATTCCTGACCGGACAGGGCTTGGATTTTGGCGCGTTCCCGATCAAGCGGCTGCGGCCCCACATCAATCTTTAACTGGCTGGGCTGCGCGGGCGTTGATTCCCCGAACACGCGGCGCATCTGGTCCATTGTGACGGCTTCGCGTGGTGGTTCGTATGTGTCGCGGAATGTGCTGACTTCTTTAATGTACCCGCGTTCAATCTTGTGCGGCGCGGGATAGGACGCGGTTCCGGCAACACGCATGATGCGGGATGGATTTACGACCGTGCTATCCGATCCGAAGTGCTGCGATATTTGAACTTGGAGAGCGCGCCATTCGGCCATATCGAGGCACGGTTCCGCCAGTTCCCAATAGGTATGAACGCGGGTTGCTGGAACGGTTCCGGTGACGATTGCTGCGGTCCATTTCGGCCCTGCGAAGCGATGGACGTTGTTTGCGGCTTCGGTGTCGTCGCAATCCGCCCACAGAAAAAAACTTCCGACAATATCGCTGTCTGACGCGCTGCCGGTGCAGGATTCACGGATTGGATTTCTGACAGCGTAAATGTTGTGGCCGAGTTCGTTCAAGCGCTCGATCCACGCGACTGCTTCGTCAATCCAGTCCGGTGCGTATTGCGACGTTTTGGTAATGCCATCCTTGATCGCGCGGATTTCAAAGCGCACGGGTTCGCCGAGTTCGCCCCAGCGGGCGACCATATATTGCAGGTCGCGGCGAATTTCATCTGTATTGGCTAATGCTATTTCCGGCACCACAACGCGCTTCCTGTTTTTGGGTTGGCCACGCCCCCGAGTGGGCGCAGCGTTGGCTTATGTGGCGATTAGAAGCTGGCTGCCGCCGGGACCGATGCCTGCGCTTCCGGCGTTGGGGCCGGGTTCTGCGCAGGTGGTGCGGCTTGTTGTGTGGCGGGCACCGCCGTCGCAATTGCCGGGGGGTCAACCTTCAGGCAGTCAGGGCGCGCGACCCAATCGACAATCTCAAGGATTGGCGTGTTGGAATTGCCCTGCGTCAACTTTTTGGTTTCAACGCCGGTCTGCTTGACCAGCGGCAAGCGGTTATCGCCAGGATGCGCCTGTTCGATTTGCTTGGCCAGCCGAGCGAACGCTTGGTAAGCGCCGAAGCTGCCTTGCTCCCAGGTCGCGGCCTTGCCGTCACCGATGGCGCAGCGCACAGACAGTGCTTGCGACCATGCGTAGGCACCCGATGGCTTCTTGCTGTCGTCCGGGCGTGGCTGCGACTGTTCAATGCTGGGGTTCCAACGGCGCTCTGGGGCCATGCCCGATGCGCCGTCTTTTTCCCAGCCCAGCTTAAGGCTGTCCAAGTCCATGACGCAGCCGTTGGCGAAGGCGGGGATGACGTTCTCAAACTTTTCGTCATTCTCATCCTTGCCGCGCAACACCCATGACATGGGGGCGAAACCTTTCTGCGCCGATCCGTTGCTAGTCCATGAGATCCAAGGGCCGAGTGATCCGCCTGTGTCGCCAGTGTCGATAGTAAACATTTTCCAATTTCCTTTAGGGGTTGAAGATTGCGCGATAACGGGCGCGTCCGATGTGGCTTTCGCCGCATTCTTGTCAGCCTGTTGCGCTTCCCAAGCCTGCCCAGCTTTCAAAGCAGCGAGTTGCGTTTCAAAGGCGTCATTGATGTCTTCACGCCATTCCAGATTGAACAGCGTCAGGGCGTCCAGCATTTCGCGTTCGCCGTGCATGTAATCGTTCAGGTCATCCGGTTCTTCGTGCGCTTCGATAGCGGCGATGACCTGCCGGAATGCGCGTTCGGCGCGGGTGGCGTCCGTGAATCGGATGGCCTGCCCTTCGTCCAGGATGGCGGATTTTGGGATGATTTGCGGCGCGGCTTGGCCGGTGTCGATTTGGAATGTCAAAGGAACCCCCTCAGCGGCCCAATCTCGACCGTTGTTTTTGCGGGGCTGCCCCACAGTTTAGTGCATTTGATCGACGCGACCTGCGCGTCATCGGCGAAGGCAATGCGGTTCAGCCCGTCCAGGATTGCCTTCTGGATGTTGTCTGCGTCGGGCCGCTGAATGTGCGGCTGCCAGATGTGTTCGGCAGTCTTTTTCTTGGACCAGCTTGCGGCGGGTTCGAATTGCGCCGTCACGGTGATCTCGACGGGTCCACAAAGTGGTTCGCTGAATTCCTGCGCCGCAATCGCGCGCACAGTATCTTCAAAGGAAACGGTTTCCTTCGGGGTGAACGCGCGACCTGACTTGCGGCTGAACCGTGGGCGTTGCTTGGCAAATGGCTTGCCGGGTATTTCAAATCTGATCATTCAAACCTCCAAGGAAAAGCCCCCGACGCCGAAGCGCCGGGGTAGGTCCAACAGGGAGGTGGTTGGGGGCTTCACGGACAACGCCGCCCCCATGCGCTGAAACGGGCGAAGAACCCTGTCCGCGAATTGATGCGGGGGCGACACTTGCAGCCGCCGCCACGCCCCCCGGTTGACGTGGTTCAGCAGAAACCAAGGCTGCGTGTGGGTGGGTCATTTCGCTTCCAATCGCGCGCGGTTTTCCCGCAGCGCATCGATAGCTCCGTCAATTTCAGCGATGGCCTTGGCCTTATCCCCGTCCAGTTCGGAATGAACTGCGTTGATGATGGCAAAGACAGCCTCGCCGCATTCCTTGGCGGTCGAAGCTGCCAGCGTCATCGAATCAGCAATCGTGGGCTGAGACACCTCAAGGCGGCGGGCAAGCATACGGGTGATAGGATACCGACCAGCGGCGTCCTCAAGCGTGGCAACGGCATAGGTGGGCCAGTGACCCGACGCGCCCCACTTGGACAGCGTGCCTTTGCTTAGATCACCGCCGTGCGTGTCGTTGATAGTTTCGGCGGCGGCGTCCAAGCACCCGAAGTGCGGACGGATCAGCCCAGACATCAACGTGCGAATCACTTTGGCATCAGCCATGCGCAACCTCGTTTCCTTGGCCATTGACCCGGCCCGTGCGATCACACCCGCATCGAATACCGGGATGAATATCAGGTAAGGCACGCATCAGGCGGTGGCTGGCGACGTTTTGGGGCGCGGGTTGGCGGCGATGTAGCCCGTCATCCGCTCAGCGATATCGAGGGTGCAACTTCCACCGCCGACAAGCGTCTTATGGAGCCGGTTGTTGCCGACCGCGTTCTTGCACAGGGTGGCGGGCGCAAGATTGCGCGCACGCGCTTCCCGCTCGATCAGAGTTCTGAGGTCATTTGATGTCATACCCCTTTATTGGGGAATATAGTCCCCGTATGTCAAGGGACTTTTGTCGCCTACTAAAAAATGGCCGCAGGGGATACTATTCCGCCATGAGAATGTTCCGCGACGCACTTATTGATCGGCTCACCGAAACCGGCATCCCCCTCAGCCAGGTAGCCGAGGGGGCTGGTGTTTCTTACGAACAGCTTAAGAAGCTGAAGCAGGTTCCTGATCGGTCAACTAATGTCGAGGATGCGATCAAGGTTGCTGAGTTCTTTGGAATGTCCATTGAGGAATTCATGTTCGGATGCCCAGCGTCAGGCCGACATGAGCTAGCTGCGATTCTAACTCAACTATCACCTGCGGCCCGCGAAGTTCTAACCACTGCCGCAAAAGCGCAGCTTGCCTCTGAGGATCCTTCTCCTCGGAAATAGGGCGAAGGTCTGCAACAATCTGTTCGCTATTCATAATGTTCCCTTCTTTGTAGCCGATAAATCTGCCGCAGCAGAAAGGGTTTGTGAAGTGCGCTTCGAGGCAGAGCCGAGGGCCGTTCCTTCACTTGGCAATACCACCATAGCAAACAAAACATGAACAAACTAGCCGCGACATATAGGCGTGCGGGCTGACTGACTCAGCCAAGAAACGCGCAACGCCACTAGGGCTGGTAGAATCACCAGCCTGTACGCACCATTGCCCCTAAGGGGACTTTTTTCCCTTTTTGATATTGACGGGGACTATTATCCCCTGTATTACTCTCCCAAGCAAACGGGAGCCAGACAGATGCTCAGCATAAGCGACAACATTGAAGGTACGATCACAATTGACCCGGCGGCGGACTACGAATGCCCCGCGCTGTTCAGTGTAGACGGCGACACCGAAGAAGTGACCGTTGTTCTGATCCACGTGACGCTTGGCGACCACAAGATGCTGCGGTCTGCGGTCATTGAGGCAATCGGCAACGAAGTTCTGATCGCGCAGGAAGACCGTGTTCGGGACGCCTACGAGGCCGAAATGCGGTGCGCGGCATGATCGACCACCGCTTCCCCACCAGCCGCGACGGCGCTGACGAACTACCGTTTTCACCCTGGTTCGTCGCGGCACTGATATTCGCAGGCTTGCTCGTTGCCGGAACAAGCGCCGCAATCATGCTTCAGATCCGCCACGACGCCGGGATTGAG